TGGCTCGTAGCATCTTTGCTGGTGGCACAACTGGCGCTGTTGCTGGCGCTGGCACAGCTACTGAAGGTGAGCGTGGCTCTGGCGCTGGCACAGGCGCTCTGATGGGCACTACTTTAGGCGCGGCTATCCCTATTGGTATGCGCACTGCTGGAAGTGGCTACAACTGGCTTAAAGAGCGCCTGATGCCTACTCCACAAGGCATTCAAGACAGAGCCTCAGCAAAGATGCTAGACACCTTGAAGCAGGCTCAGTTAACACCACAGCAGATTGAAGCTGTGATGCGCAAAGACGCAAGCATGCGTGTGCCTTCGACGATAGCTAATGTAGACCCAGCGATGGTGGACTTGGCTGAAGCGGTGGCACAGCGAGTTGGCAGTGGTCGTCAGCAAATTGCTAAGACGCTTGGAGAGCAGAAGGCTGGTATCAGAGATCGGACTTATGGGCAGGTGAAGGCGGGCTTGAAGCCGGGGGACTACTACGCCGACGAAGCCCGCATGGTCAAGGAACTCCGCGACTTCGCTGGCACAGCCTACGACGATGCCTACAATGTTGGCAGTGTCAACGATCCTAAGATCATGACCATCCTTGAGCAACCCGAAGTCAAGTCAGTCTATGACCTTGCCAGACAGATTGCTAGTGGTGAGGCAAACCTTGCCAAAGTTCGTGGTCAAGACCCAAGCAAGTTTAAGCTCGAGCCTCTGTACATTGCTGACGCAGAAGGAAACATCAGAGTCTCCTCAATCCCTGATGTGCGCACGCTTGACTACATGAAACGCGCTATGGACGCTATGATCAAGTCTGGTTACAGCTCCACAGATGCAACTGTCAAAACTCAAGCTGGCACGCTCAAAGGCATGCGCAATGAGTTGCGTGACCGCTTGAAGACCGTGGTTCCTGAGTACGACACAGCGCTAACGAAGTACGCTGGCGACATGGAAGTCATCGATGCCATGAGAGCTGGTATGGATAAATTCCGTGGCATGGATCACGAAGAGGTTGCTAAGCTCGTCAAAGGCATGTCACCTTCTGAGAAGGAAGCGTTCCGCACTGGTGTGGCTCGTGACATCTATGGACAGATTATGGGGCCAGCCT